CTGGTTCAGAGTCGCTTGTGTGAACAGCAGCTCCTACTCGGCCTGAATTCTTTCTGCTAGTAATCTCCATGTAGATGCGATTGATCCAAATCGTACCTTTGCCTGCTAGATGATCCTTGAGTAATTCTAGCAAACCTCCGGTGACCTTTGTCTTGACTGAGGTGTCTCCAACATCCCAAGTAAACTTGAGAAGTGTGTTCTGGAACTTGAACTGTACGGGTGCCTGCTGTGGTGACTCGTGTGTGACATCGAGTGTCTGATTCGGAATGAACTGAACCGGTGCGTTCGATTCTTCCGTTTGGTGGCTAGTCTGAACTTGACTTCCACTTGCTTCCATTCCTTCTGACATGATTTCAATCAAAATATAGTGAGTCTATCCTAATTGTCCTCCATGTATATCTCGGAACTATCGGCGCGGGAAAGAACCTCCACGTCGTATTGAATGGTATCCGGGGCAAACTTAGCTGTATCCAAGAAATGTTGAACAATGGTAAAACCAAAGTCATCTGTGCGTCTTGAAATCTTGCCAAAATCTGCATGTATACCCAATTGTCTCCTTGCGTTCATCATCAACGTAGTCAAGACCTTGAATGCGTCATTCTCCATCTCATCGAACAATAGCAAATTAGCTTCAGACTGGTTGTAAAGAACCAACCAATCCAGGTAGTATCCATGAAAGACATCCTTGAGCTTGCCAATTGCTACATTGACTTCCAACTTCATCAACAACAGTACGGGGTCCTTGTACACATAACCTTTCTTGATGATATGACTTACGAACGTGCCATAATCAGGTCTAGTGATAACCTTCTCTTGTGCCTTCTCGAATCTCATTCCCAACTTCGTCTTGGGTTTCCTATTGAGGTACCTAAATACCAAGGAATCGTCTCCTATCCATGCACTTGGCTCTGCGGGCTGCAGATCATACTCCAATGCAATTCTTGCCATGTTTCCTAAGGTATTCTTCAAAGAGGTGAGCTTCTGTCCTGATAGAGTGGCTAACTCCATAACAGCTCCTCCAACAACAGTGTTCAACTGCATTTGCTGGAATTTCTCAATGTCGGCTATAGGTAACTGCAAGTATTCTAGTAGCATAATCATAAGGTGTGCGTACGCTCCTGTCATACTCTTCTCTTGCTGGGTCAGATCTGACTCCCAGTACTCATCGGAATTGCCATACTCGGCCATATACTTCTGTAGATCTTCCATGGTCTTCCCGAAATGCATATATATGGTGCTCGGTACTAGTGAAAGTATCATATCTTGGGCGTAATCCATACCTGCTAATCCGTAAAGAATGTCGTCGCTGAACGTAACTATCGTCTGTAAGGCTTTCGAAACCTTCTCATTCTCGTCTCTGGCCTTCAACTTGATCTGCGTCTTGGCTCCTCTGTGCGTATATCCGGGTTCACCTCTCGGCAAACTAGCTGTCTTAAGCTTTCCGGCTCGTGATGCGCGCTTCTCTTCAGCATTAGCAATTGCTTGCTCGTACTTCTGTGTGTCTAGGTGCACGCGTTCTGGTAGACATAAGAATTTCTTAAGGGCATTGAACAATTCTATACCATAAGCTTTCTCAAGCTCGTAGTTGTGAACGTTCTGATCATAACTGCTCTTCTGAATTCTCTCTAGTAGCATTAGGCGATATGAAGCATCGTCTCTTGAAGTCTGAAACTTCGCCCATGCTGTTCGTGGATCTCGTAACCATAGGGGGCTATCTTCCTTCGGCATAGCAATTATCTTGCTCCTTAGCGTCCGGTCGTTCACTCCCTTCGTCTTCATTCCTAACTTCTGCGCTGTCCTTCGTACATTCTTGAGAATCTCTTCCGAATTCCTTGCTGCAATAAATTCTAGGGGAACTTGGTTCGTGTAACCATAATGTTCAACCCATCGTTCTAACTGCAACTTCGGTAATGTCCTGGAATTGATATACTCTTGGAAAACAGATCTCTCTGCTCTCGGTAGCGCCGTCCTCAACTTAACGCCTGGTGGCGCATTGTCACGTAAGGTTGAGATCTCAGGTCGGGCAACTCTGAATCCCATGGTCCTCATGCGTATGCGCGGGTCTCCTCTATGTCCTTCGTCATCTGCATTCAACTGCCTATAATACGTCGTAGCTCCTCCGATATCTACTATCTTGCCATCTTCAATGTATCCACTGACTTTCGGCCAAAATTGCTTGACTTCCTCCCAATTCTTGTACTTGGTAGGATTGCAATTCAACACTTGTCGCATATCAGCGGGTATTCCTCCCATTCGCTCCTTGAAGTTGAACCTCTCATCGCTCTTGAATTCGGCTCTATGACGGGGCTGTGTCCTCGAAGAAACTTGTGCTAACATAGACCAAAATCTATTATTCTGCACTCTGTCTCTGAGGAAATTGTCTCCGATGTCATTCCATACGACAATCACAATCTGCGAGCGGGTAAGTCCTACCCATAACACAGAAAGTCCAACGTTGAACAAAGTCTTAGTAACGTCGATTATCGTGACCTTGGATGTCAATCCTTGGCTGGAATTCATAGTCATATTATTGGCGTCATTCATAGCGTCCTGGCTCATAACTTGTGCATTCGAGGCTGTCACCATGAGATGGTCGTTCCACAACTCATTGGCTACCTTCTTGTCTACGGGCAATATATACTGCAGGTCTGCAGCACATGATGGTCTGGTCTTGCTGAAATACATACCTCCTAGAGGGCTTGTGTATTGCACTGGGGTGCATAGGAAAGTACCAACTGAAGGGTGAGGTCTTCCACTGCCTATGATGTAGGCGTCAGCAAGATGCTTCAGATTCTGGGCATTGCTATTGTCTGAATTCAAGATACAATCCTTGTTCGGATCATGCCATATACCTTGAAAGATGTCTGCGGTGAATATTACGTACTTCACCCTTGGCTTGAGCAAAAGGAAAAGGTCGATGAAACCTGGTGGAAATTTGTCCTCGTCGAAAAGAACTACTATTCCTCCAGATGTCTTAGCCATAGCATACTCTAAGGTAGAGCATGTAGACTGATTGGAACCTTTACCTCCTGGGCCAAACTTCTGCCTTACGTGCATCTTCTTCGCGCAATCGTCTCGCTGTATCGTCGTGGGCACCACTACCTGAATGGTGTTATTCTCATGAGACCATCTATCAAAGATGTCTAATATGGGCTTCGTCTTCGCGCATCCTGGATCTCCTAACACAACTGACATGGCAACTTCCATCTCTTCTCTGCTTGCTGTCTCCGAACGTCTCTTGATCCACTTCTCCCATCCTCGTAACTTGTCTGCATTCTCAGGATTCTCCTTGAAAGTACCTGTACTCTTGTCGATGAGACATGAAAGATACCTAGATGCCTTGGAATAATCAGGCATATAGGGCTTCCATCTCAAATGAGTCTTAGATATCAAGTCTAGAACCTTCCTGAGTTCTGGGGTCTCTGTAGCTAACGGAACTTCGGGCTCGTAAGAAATAGCTAATGGGGGTCTCTGCTTAGGGAAAGAGAAATGCGCTTTACGCTCATCGTAGTCAATGATCAAAATAGCTCCACTTCTGGTGCCGTATTTCTCAAAGATCTCTCCATCCTTCCTTAAAGCAATATTCAGGCTGTAGAAAACAGCCAAGACGTCCAACATCTTGACTGACAAACCTAAATGTAGAGTAGGGACTTCATCCTTCGGCATCATCTGACATGCATGCAACCATACTGTAACTGGATTGCTAGCCTTTCGGCCAAGCAAATTTAGTACATTGGAAATAGCAACGATCAAACAATCCTCATTGGGGTAGGGATAAAGTCCTGGAGTAATGGGCCATGCGGGCACTTCATGCCATCGCATATTGACTGATTCGGGTCTGATCTGATCCCACCAATCTTCTGGTCGTCCGGGCCAATTGACATGGGTGATAGAAAACTGCTGCGTCTCGAATATCTTCTTAACTATAGCTTCTCTCTCAACCCAAGGCAAATTCTTCCTATCTGCACCGGTCAACTGTGGGCTTAGAGCTCTTGGTGCGCTCCACGCTTCATTCGTATCCGCCACAATCGCATCTATCATCGTCTCTTCGTCGTCGGGCTCCTTAACTTCTTCATCCACTAATGCTTCCTCTTCTGCTTCGTCTGGCTTAGGCGCTTCTTCAACTGCCTCTTCTACCTGCTCTTCTTGGGGAACGTCGAACATTGTAGGTCCATTAACTGGTCTGCGTAATTCTCCATCATCATAAACGCTAGAATCAGATTCCGTATATTCCGAAATCGCACAGCTCAAAGAAGTAACTTCTTGTCCTTCTAGGGCTGCAATTTCATTGAAAGGATTTTTATCCTTAATACGATCTAACTCATCGTCATTATTGACTTCTGGGTACTCGGGCATTGTAAACCAGTTCTCAAACCAACCATCTTCCAATTGAGTCACGTCAAACTTATCCTCGTCATCCCATGGTGTGGGACGCTTCAGTATTGGTCTAACATGACCTTTGGTCTTGATAGCATTGCGATTCTCTTGTAGAACCTTCGCATTGCTTAGAACGAACTCAACCCTCTCTGGTTCTCGCTCTCTGTGCTTCTTCTGCTTCGGCTTGCTTCCATATATGTCTCTGTACTGCTTCCTATATCGCTCCATCACATCTTCCGGAATACGCTCTCCTCTGTTGATCTTCGGCCAAACTTTGTCTAGAGAGATGGGCTTACCATCGATCTCCATATCGGCCAATTCAACTGCTCTCTCACCTGGGGTTCCATAATACCATCTAGAGAAGATCGTTCGCCATGTTGCGGCAAACGAGGCCAAATTATGATCTGGCACAAAGATTCTGTAGACGTACAAGGAGTCATTAGGCTTAGAAATAGCATTGAGATTGTACTTGGGCACTAGCTTGATCTGAACGCCAATGCTCTGCTGTCCTATCCAACGTCGTATATACTTCCTTCTGAACTGCTCTGAGAACTTCTTCTTACCTCGGTCAATAGTATTGTACTTGATCATGCCAAGAAGAGAACCATAGAACTTGGTCTCTCCTTCACGTATAACATGAGCATGTCCCGTGACCTTAGCAACAGTAGCCACCAACACGTCCTTCATCTCCTGAGTCATCCAAAACTTCTGCACTCTTAACTCTGACCTCATCTTAGCATACAACTCTGTCTCTTGCACCTTCGGAACTGACTTCATATAATCCACCATCGCATCAAACAGCTGTCTAGGCACTGGATCCATCTTGAACTTATTCCTATGCACATCAGGTAGTTCCACAGTGTCCCACATCTTGACAGACAAGTGAGTCTTGCCTTCCAGCGGGAACCTAGTGATAACCTGAACATGCGTGTTCAACTTCGAATTGACTACATCACAATAAAGAACTCCCACTCTTGGATCAGTGATAGTTCTGGCACAAATAACCTCAAAATTGAAAGGCTGCTCGTACATATTGTCATAGTCTTCCTCAGGCACATAGAATAGCTTGCCATCCTTAACCTCATGTTGCCATAAGGAAGGAATCGGGCTTACACCTGAGAACATCGCAATCAATGGAACTTCATGAACCAATATCAATGTCGCCACCTTAGGATTTCGAACAAAAAGCTCTACTATCCCATTGGCGTCAAAGTAATGACCTGACTCATGAAATATGACATGCGGTGTCGTGAATTCGTCTGGAGTGAACACGTTGAAAGAAACAGATCCTCCATATCTGCCTATGTCCTGAGGACTTCTGACCATATTCATCAATTGACCACGACCAGCGGTTTTACCCGCCATTCGCGTTATGAGATCAAAATTCTCAGGCTTGGATGTACACATCGTCCAATCTACTCCCATGTAAGACTTCAACTTCTTCAAGATCGTTCTTCTGACTGCTGCGTGAATCGGGTGTGGGTGATCTGACCCTGAATCAGCATTATAAGGTATGTGCTCTGAATCTGCGTACGGTCTATTGACTAATGGAATATGCCAGGGGCAAATTTCCTTCATCTCAACTATGGCGCTTGTGAGCATATTGCTTGTGATACCTTCGACAGCTTCTATGGATTGGAGTCCTCTCATGCTGTTGATAGCATTGTTGATAGGTGCTCCTATGTACTCCATTTCTGCGTCTACTTCGTCAAGCCAATCTGCAAAATACACAAAACCTTCTTCATCGTCGTCTGAACAATCTACTAAGTGAAAATGTCCGTCTTCCATCTCCTCGATAATAACGAAACAATCGGGCTCGAGCTTCCTAAAGAATTCCACAGTCGCCAACTCGTTAATGGCGTCGTCTGTGGATTGGAAACTCAAACTACTCTTGTCCCATCCCTCTCGATGAGTCTCAACCCAATGGCTTTGCAACATCTGAACTTCATGAAAAGGCAACTTTCGCCAGCAATCGCCTGAACCCCATATGTGTCTTGGCACCATAACTGGTTCCGGGGGGCTTTCGCTCCTCTTGTGTAGGGTTTGTAGCATTTGCAGGGGAGATGTCCATCCTGTGGTCTTGTCACAGAAATCAACGTAGGAGTCTGGTCCTCCCACTTTAACATCATCTTTCTTGCAGTAGCTCAATTGCTTGGCTAGGTAGCCTTGTTCTGCCTTCAAAACATTCGCGTGTCTTGCGTGCGTGTAAAACAGCTTTTGACCACGATTCTCCACTTTCACTTTTCTTGAAACCAATTCGGCCTCTATGTCTTTAAGCTCTGGAAATGAGCCCAATTTCTTCGAGACGGCTTGGCGATAGCGAAACGGAAACATGTAAATGTAGCAGTAACCTTCTGAGTTCAGCATGCGGTGTCTTTGACCACCGCGTGCGCGCTTCTTGGGTGATGAACGTTCTTGAGACACCAAATCAATGGCAGCTCTAACGCTCTCGTTGTGCTTCTTCGCATCAATAGCAATTTCTTGCTCCTTATGATTTGAATCAGCAACATCTTTTCCCTTCATGGAATCAGGTACTTCAATGTTCTTCACCTCTTCAGGAATGTATATGTCAACATCCTCCTCATCCTCTTCTTCCTCTGAGACCTTGATTGGGAACATTTCTTGCAACATAGCAGGAAAAGCCTTGTAATCATCATACAGCTCTGTTGGCAGTGGAAAGTATGCGATAAGATCGTCAATCTTTTTCGCTCCTTCAGCACTGTTACGATCGAGTTTAAAGAACTCGTCATTCAAAGCCTTGACTTTCATTCGGCTGATCATCTTCATGTCCAGTTTATTCAAAGGACTACGATTGTCACATTGCACAACATGATACCTCTTGGCAGCATCATGAACGGCCACAAATGCGTCAGCCAACTTCTTATTAGGAAGCCTACCAACACGTCGGCAGCTTTGAGCTATGT